TTGGTGGGGGTTGTAGTGTACGCGATAATAATTTGTTGACCGGGCGTATATGAAAGACCAGACCCGACCGTGAAGGTCAATGAACCTGTGGCCACAATGGTTCTTGACGTAGTGCTAGTTGTCGCGAACAGATCTCCCGAAGGGCCGGTGGGGCCAGTCGGACCAGTAGGGCCGGTAGGGCCTGTCCCAGACGGGCCCGTTGCACCAGTCGGGCCGGTTGAACCAGTCGGGCCAGTGGGACCGGTAGGACCTGTCCCAGACGGACCCGTTGCACCCGTTGGACCAGTTGGGCCGGTAGGACCAGTGGGGCCAGTGGGGCCAGTGGGGCCGGTGGGGCCAGTTGGACCTCTTGCACCGGTGGGCCCTGTTGGACCAGCAACGGTGGAACTTGCACCTGTGGGGCCGGTGGGGCCGGGAACAGTAGAGGTGGGGCCTGTCGGGCCAGTGGGACCGGTAGGACCCGTGGGGCCAGTTCCTGTAGGGCCTGTGGGACCTGTAGGGCCGGTGGCACCAACGCCGGGCCCTGTCGGGCCAATAGGACCTGTGGGGCCAGTGGGGCCAGTTGTGCCTCCCCCGCCGCTGCCGGCAGGCCCTGTTGGGCCAATAGGTCCGGTGGGACCCGTAGGGCCTACAATGTTGGAACAGAGCAACTGCTGGCCAATGTTATTCAGCGCGACAACCGCGTTTTTTTGTACCGTGAGGATGTCGTCTAAACTTGCCATTAGTACTTACCGTCCTGCTGAACACGATACCGTATGTTACCAAGCCGCCAGAATGACCCGTAGTCGCTGCTTTCNAATTTCATTGACACAAGGCGGCCCCTCATTCTTGGCGTAATGAACTGGGTTGCCTGTGTCATTAAAAATGGTCCATATTTCGTCGCTGGTTGCTCCTCCGCAGTAGGTGCCGTTCCAGCATAGTCAGTCGTGTAAAACGTCAGGTATACGTTAGCACCTTGCGTTTGGTTGTAGTAGCCCCATTTCATGTCCGGCCATATCTGGTCAACGAACATTTTAACATCGGCCTCTGACATTGCAAAGTAACCCGTCTGGAATGACGAGTTCATAGCAGATGTGCCGGCATCTGGGGAGGTCTCATGCTGATAGATAACCGTGTCCGTGCCAGCTCCGATCGGTGGGCCTAATACGGATTCATTAATCCATGCCGTGCGTCCTAATGCACCATAATCCCAAGCATCAAGTAGGAAGTTGTATTTCACATAGGCCGCAACTTCTCCGTTGCTCTCCTTGGTTGGGTAATACCAAGAGACCTCGCCAAAGCGGGAGTTTGCCGCAAACCTAATCTTGCCCGTGTTTGTCATGTCTAGATCTTGGAAAATCACATCCCACACAGGGCATTTGATAGGCTCAGGCCCTGACCCACCAAGTCTGAAAAACTGACTTTGCCCCATCCAATAAACAATACCATTGACAGAACCAGCCGCTTTGCGCCCGATCAGGCCGCACCCAACCCCAATTTCGTTGAACTGATACACATATGGCAAACCTACATACTGCATCGCCCAAAGACCGAGATCCGTCCAGATAAGGCCCTGCTGAGGCCCTTGGATACATTGAACAATCCGTGAGCCTTTTGGGATGCGATANCCTCCGGCTTGGTTCGTCGGAGTAATTTCCCAAGCATTGTAATTTTCNACATCGCACCATCTGATCTGTAANGGATCTACAATGCCGGTNTATGTTGTCCCCCACGCAATAATCTGGCGCTGAGGCATGGCAACAAAGACCCCTTGATTTACAGGAGGCGCTTCAGGGATAATTGTTGCTGTTTGACTGTTTGTTGTGGGATCCCATGTGTAGATAGGGCCCTCGTATGGGTTAGCAATAAGGATTTGCCCCCAATTGTCCAAGCACCAATCGGTCGCGTTAATAGGGGTTCCAGCATTCTGAGACGTTATAACTGTCCCGGTGCCATATCCGCCGCCGCCATATGCGCCCGTACCATAGCCGGTTATAGCACCCAGTGGGCCTATCCCATTATACAGAGTATAGCGCAAAAGGCCGCCATTTTGTGGGACGTTTGTAGCAGTCGCGGCCACTGTTGAGGATGCGTTAATGTAAAAAATATCGTTTGGTGATGCACCGTCCAAACTGATGACGGAGTAATTTCCGTAAATTACTGCGCCATTTGTGCTCGTTGTGTTGCCCACGCGAGTTGCTACCAAAGATGTATAGGTGTCTCCTACTTGAAACCCATGGTTAGGCAACGTAACACCGATTTGATTGCTGTTAATTGTAGCCGCAGAATAAAGAGCGACAGTTGCAACAGATGATATGCTTGTCGCTGGGCTAGCCGCGTTAATGTAAAAAGAATTTGATGTTAAGGCATAGCACTGGTACTGCCCGAACAATATCAAGCCGCCAACGCTAACCTGCGTTTGAATATAAATAGTGTCGTAATTGTCAATATTGCTGTTGGCGATCGTTATGACCACTTGATTGGCGTTTGACGCCGGACTTACTGCTTGGGTGGCAAAATTAACCGTAGCATCCGCCGTAATAGACTGGGGCGTAATGTCTACTGGATAATCGCCGATTGTTGGATCGCCGCTATTTTGCCGCGAATAAAGCAAGGTGCGACCCGTACCAGAAATTAACCCGCCGCTATCATAGGTTCCGGTTGCCGTACTTGTTACCGTGACTGAAGTTGTCGTCGGTTGACCTGTAATGATCCAATTGCCGTTATACGCCGATGGAGTTACACCGGATACCGTAATCCCGTACCCAGTGATGAAATTGACCGCAGTTGAAAACGTAAAGGTAACCGTTGTTCCATTTCCGACAGCATTTGTAATGACTGCTGGGGCAAGACCCTCTGCGCCGATGCCAAGGTACGACACGGCATTTGTGTCTTCCCATGCCCAGAGAGCACGGACGTAGGATCCTATTGCCCCGCCAGAGACAAACTGCTGCCANCCGCCTAATTTNTGAACAATAGCGCCTAANGTCCGATCGGGCATAAACCGGATAANNTGACTTGACGATATTGCCGCTTGGTTAAGGGCAGGTGTCTTGGTCTGATCAACACCGGGCAGGATTTGAAACGCCGCATGAGACATTGGTTATCCCCGTGTTGGCGTTGCAACTTGAGCAGGCGAATATGCCGTCCACCCAGCAGCTTGGAACTTCTTGCGAGCCTCTTCGACAACCGCACCTTTTAACAGACCCTGATACTGACTTTCATATGAAACCGCCATCTGAGGATCGTCATTGGCACGACCAAAGTTGCGCTGATAAGCGCTGACATAAATCATACTTGCCATGATTAGCAAATCAGGAAGGTACAAACTGACAAATGTTGAGGTAACCGTACCATTCGTGCCATCGCCAAGGCTTGGCGGGCGAACCGTGCCTGACACCTGCATCGTGAATGCGGCATTTGGAGTGGGCCCAACCAAGATATTGTCGCTGGTGGTCCCGTATGTGGCAAGATCGCCGCCATACATGGCAAAGTACATCGGAACACCCGCAGCCGCAGGGTCACCATAGACGTTTCGAATAAACTCTTTCGTCGTCGGGATTAGTGGGCGATATGCGGTTGATGCATAATTAATGTTAAGGGTCTGCACCGTGATAAAGTCTGACGCTGGAATGGTCAGAACATTAGTGCCGCTTGAAAGGGTGTAAGTCCTGACAACCTGCGTTGAGAGAAAGTCTATATCGCGATAAATGCGGTTTTCCGCATATGTCAGCATCTGAGGCAAAATGGCCAAGAACGCACTATTCGTCGCTTCGACAACCGCCAAAGTCGATATTTGCGTGATGTAACTGGTTGTGCCAGAAACGGTGCCGTCATAGGAAAGGCCAGTGGTCATACGAACCCTCGCAGATTACAGAACTACGCGCCAGCCTCACGCAATCCTGTACTTATTATATGCAGCCGCTAGTTTAACATCATATTCGTTCTTTGCATAGGCTGGGCCGTTATATCCCTTAGCAAATCCTGCCCAGTCTTTGCTCTTCAACTCGTCCAACAAACCAGCAGCGTTAATGAATGCCGCCATCTGNTTNAGTTGNTTGGCCTCCGAGGCCATGGCATCTTTGACCATATCTTCTGCNCTGTCGAACCCAACCATNTTGTGGTTGTTGCCCATGATTTGACCAAGGCCCCACGAAACAGAGCGTAACGCACAATCAAGGTCAATTTCACATGCTGCNTCAATCTCCGCATAGACGGCATCAGATCCTCTTGGATAAGGCCTCTTGCCCCATCTCGGATACGCGAGATTGGCCCCGACTGCCAAAGATTGTTTGTCAGGCTGGTTAGCAAGGAAACGATAGAAGTAATGGCGCTCAAACAACGCTTTAGGACGACCAGAGGCATCAAATCCGCTCCCACCTGTTTCGACTGTCAGCACGGCCCGCAAAACAGCAGACTCTACGCCCAACTCGCTAGCAATAGCAGGAATCTCTTCCGCCTGCATCCTTATCGCCTCACCGCAGAAGTCCATCATTTGGTAAGGCCTTTGGATTTTTCCCACGATCGCATGCCGCCAAACCCTAATAGTCCCACCACAAGCTCCATGAGACTGCCATCAAGAGGAGGTAAACCAGCAATGCCGTACCCAGTTGCCAATGGTCGGAAAACATATTGATAAGCAAGTCCAGCAGCTCCTATCCACCCAATCATCGGCCGCCACCCAGAAACAAATATGTTCGGGTTTGCCGCTTCAACAGCGTTAACATCTGTTTGTGCCTTGTCCCACTGCATCAAATCTTGACGCAATGCCGCCTCGGCCTTTGCTTTCTCAGCAGGGTCTGGAATAAATTTATCCAGAACTTTCAGCCCCGCCGCTATAGCATCATCAATCCCAAATGCCACGTTACTTATCCTGCTTGGTATACGTTAAATTGTCGAGTTTTTTAAAAACGATCTGCAAGTCCTGCCTGATCTGAGCGATGCCAATGTTGAAATCGTCCTTTTGGATATATTGGGCTGGCAAATCTTTTTCGATCTCATGCAGATCATGGCGCAATTCTTTGACTGCGCCCCATAGTTCGCGGAGCACCCAGCCCATCGTGCCGACAGCGATCCACAGGCCCATTTCGATCAAAGACTTGTACTGTTCCATAGTTAACCCTTCGCATCACTTCACCACTCTCGTGAAAGGATTATCCACGGTCTCAATGTACGCCGCGTTAATTTCTTTCAGCCTGTCCATCCACATGGAGTCCCACATGTGGATAGCATAGCAATCTTTCAGGCGCTCCATATTAACATCAACATTATCGGTTTCCAAAACCCAATATTCATAAAATCCGAACGGCAAAAACTTTTTCATGGGCAACACCAGAACTTTGTCTAAATTTTTCTTTGTTATCTCTATTGGCAAATTAACAACCTGCCACGCCCAACTATCTAATCCTTTCCTCAGCCCTTCAGCAAATTCATCCAACCATGCTCCAATAAACGCGGATCTTGGGCGAGAAAGCAAAACACCTGCATTGACAGTTTGCACCCCGTTTTCGTCTGCCCCCGTGACACCTTCAATGTCAGCAGATATTACCGCCTCACATTTCATTAGATCTCCAAAAGGTTTGAGCATAATGGAGTCCGTGTCTAAATAAATTCCTCCGTGCTCATGCAGTTTCTGAAGACGCACTAAATCAGCCTGATACTGCGGCCAATCGGTTAACGGCACCCCTTGGTAACTATCCAAAAGGTCAATTTTTATCATTGTAACAAATGGTTTAATCGCATCCCAATGCGGATTATTTTTAATGTCTTGATTATAATAAAAAAAGAAAGTGTCTGGTTTTTGAATTTCGGCCGCCCGTTTAACCGCAAGATAATTTACAAAACTAAATTCCCGCGATTTAGGCGTGACAAACCACATCATATGTACAATGTTGGGAATACCTTGCTTCTTTGTAGCGGTTTCTATCCATTTAAGATTTTCCAACAACCTACTATCCTCAGGAGATTTTTCTACCGCTAACTTTGCCTGTGCAAGAGCAACATCTTTCAGCCCCAACTGCCAAGCCGAAATGCTTGCTAGGTCATGAGCCCAGTGCCCCCACGTTGTAGGGTCGCATGTGTACAACAGTTCTCTGTGCTCTATTTTTAACGCCCGAATGCTGTAGAGATAACACTCGTCCCACCGCTGTTGGTGATGCATCAGCAGCGCTAATTGGCACCAAGGTTCTCTGGTATTGGGTGCCTCTGCCGCCGCCAATAAGTACCACTTCTCGGCCTCTTGCTTGTTTCCTAGCCCTTCCCAACACTTGCCCGCCACGCGCATTGCATAACTACGCTCGTTTGGCCATGCCGCTTCAGGCATTTTTAGATACTTTTCAATTGCCTCAATTGCTTGTTCCCACCGCTCATTGAATGACAATTCCCGAGCATAATAAAAAGCATTCCGAGGGCANCGTGGGTCTTCCTTAACGGACAGCTCCAAAAGGTCCATATATTGCCCGCGTGACTTGGTCGGATCCGGCATATGAACCGCGAGCAGCATNTCAGTATGCGCCCAAACTTCAGTAATACGCCCATCCGTGATGGGGTATTCATGGCATGGGTGGTGCCACATATAACCGTGTCTGGCATGTATCTTTTCGTAGTAGAACACAATGTCTAGGCCCCAGTCGAATTTGTACCGAAGGCGCGTTGTATCGCCGGTCCAGACGCGCTCAATCTCTTGCCGCCAGCCGGGCTGTAGCACCTCATCAATGTCGAGGCTGATACATACGTCCACATCACGCGGGATTAACGCAAGAGCAGCATTCCTTGCCAGATCAAACCGCCACGGGGTGATGCAGATATCGTGCACTACAGCCCCATACTGCCGCGCTACATCAGGCAAGCCGTCATCAGATCCCGTATCAGCAATTACAATTAAATCTGCTTCTGCTGCCGATTCACAGAACCTAGGGATAAAATGCGCTTCGTTCTTACTGATTGCGTAAACCGCAATTTTCAATGCTACATTGCGAGGAGTATAGACAAAAACTCCAATGAACCCTTCTACAACATGCCACTGAGATTCCCCAAAAACAGAATGAAACTCGTCAACAGTCCAGTTGTCTGTAACATGCCGCTCGTAAGGGTTTCCCTCCCATTCATCTTGCGGAAGATACCCAATTGGAATGCTAATAATAACCGTCTCTGAGCATTTTTTCATTTTCTCAAACAAAAAACGGGCCTCAGCGCTTGTCATGTGTTCAAGCACATCGCCAAGAAATGCTACATCATAATGTTGGTCGGAATCCCACTCGCGGGCGTCAATGTTGTGCAGGGTCGGATATAAAGTCTCGAGATCATACTTCTCAATGTAGGGTTTCCAAATTTCTACCCCTGTCCATTCCAAATGAGGAAACAGCTTCGCATAAGTTCCCAC